GGACTTCTACAAGCAGACTGAACAGCTACAGCGTTGGGCAGAGACAAGCCTAGCAACAGTAGATGTCCGGGCTTTCTTGGAGAAACTACTGAAGTCTGACCGTACAGCAGACAAGATGTTTACCTTGTATAATCAAGAGGTTGGCATACGTGGACGCAATATGTTTGCACTGTACTCAGCCTTTACTAACTACGCTACCTACGCAGATGAACGTAATGGCTTTGCCATGCGTAACACTGGTAACGACACTGAGGCTGTCACCATGTTCAATCGTGAGAACAAAGTGGCACAGTGGGTAGGCAGTAATATGTTTCAACAACTAGCAGCATAGAAAGGAGATGCGCCATGTTGACATTAGACAGTGCAATGGGTATGTTTATTGGACTCGCAGTGGGTGATGCGCTTGGCGCACCCCTAGAGTTTACTGACGCAAGAGAACCCAAAGATTATATAACTAAGTATCACACTGGTGGATGGCACGATGTAGATAAAGGTGAGTGGACTGACGATACAGCTATGGCACTAGCTATGGCACAGGCTTTCATCGACAATGAAGGTGAGTTCAATCCTGCTGGCATCATGCACAACTGGTCACGTTGGTACAACGCAGGAGAGTTTATACCGCGAGGTAAATGCTTTGACATTGGTGGTACAACACAACGTGCCATAGACATATACGATAAAATACATACGGTATACAACGGAGTATCACTTGCCACTGAAGCAGGTAATGGTGCGCTGATGCGGATTGCACCTGTGGTCATCGTATCCAGCACACCAGAACGTGCAATGGAGTTGGCTGTATCACAGACAATTATGACACACGGTAGTCCTGAAGCTATTGAGTACAGTCGTGTGTTTGCACATGAATTGTGGCATGGTACTGCACTACAGAGATACAATAGCTACAAACTACCTGACAACATAGAAAGAGAAAAGGTTATGTCGGGTGGTCATGTTGTAGAAACGTATCAATGTGCAATGTGGGCGTTTAGTACAACGAGTACGTTTGCTGATTGTGTTATCAAGGCAGTCAATCGTGGACATGACAGTGATACCTGTGGTGCAGTGGCTGGCATGATAGCTGGCGCACATTACGGATTCAACGGCATACCAAGTGAGTTTACAAAAGACTTGATGTGGTATAAAGAATTATGTAGAGCAGCAATAAAGCTGCATCAGTTAGGAAGATAACATGAAGTTACAAAAGCTAGTACATGATTACACTTCTTCGTATGATTACAAACAGTTACGAGATGAAACTAAAGCACAGTATAAATACTTTATGAATGTAATGCTACAAACAAAAGTAGAAGGAGTGCAACTTTTTTCCTTGGAGTGTGACAAAATTACAACACGTATGGCAAAGACTGCATACAATGAGTGGTGTGAGCGTGGCATACATCTTGCCAATCATACCATCTCTGTGACACGCATCGTGTTTAACCACGGTGTGCGTGAAGAACTGTGTCTGACTAATCCTTTCGCTATCGTGCGTAAGAGAGCCGCTGATAAGCGTAAGGTTGTCTGGGGTAGGGAAGATGTACAGCAGTTCTTAGACGTGGCCTATGGCGATTTTAGGTGGCGTAACGTAGGATTGATTGCACAGATGGCATATGAATGGTGTCAGCGTTTGGGTGACATGCGGTTGCTCACGTGGGATAGAGTCAATCTGGTTGACCAGACTGTACATATTGAGCAGTCAAAGCGTAGGGCGGAAGTGTTCTTACCTATATCAGATGAGTTGCATCAGATGTTAGTACAACAGAACGAAGACTTTGGCTTTCAAGAATATGTAGCACCAAGACCAAAACCAATACGAGGTGTCTATCAACCATACACGTTGCACAAACTACCGCTATATGCACGTGAGATTATGGATGAGGCCGGATTGCCAAAGGAACTACGCCTATCAGACTTACGTAGAACAGGTACAACTGAGATGGTAGATGCAGGTGTCGGTATCGGACAAATTATGTCGGTAACAGGACATGCTAATGCACAATCGGTCACACCTTATCTAAAAAATACACTGACCAGTGCTGATTATGCATTGACACAGCGTAAAAATCATGGTACAAGTACATCAAGTGCCGCAAAGGAAAGTGATTAATACATGAATAATATATATAACACTATAAGTGATATAGATATACCTAATGGAACTACAAAGAGAATGAATTGTCCTAAGTGTAATGGGTACAAGACATTCACAGTGACCAATAACATGGGTTCACTTGTATGGAATTGTTACAAGGCTTCTTGTGGTACTAAGGGTGGTACTCGTGTTCACTTATCAATGGATGATATACGTGCTGGCTTTGCTGGTGCAGAAGAGTATGCATCTGATGTACCCTTTGTATTACCTGACTGTGTTGTACCACACAACAACCGTAGTGAAGTATTGACATGGACAGAACAGTGGGGTATAAATGCAGATGAACTTGGATTGATGTATGATGTGCGTGAGAACAGGGTGGTGTTCCCCGTTGTACATCAAGGTAAGATGGTGGATGCGACAGGTCGCACACTGTCTAACCGATTACCTAAGTGGAAACGCTATGGTAAAAGCACCTTGCCTTTTTCGTTTGGTTATGGTAGGGTAGCTGTAGTTGTTGAGGACTGTGTGAGTGCCGCAGTTGTAGGTAACGATGCTTTTGTTGGTGTTGCTGTGTTGGGAACATCGTTGTCCGAAGGACACAAGAGGTATCTTGCACAGTTCTCAACTGCTATCATTGCACTAGACCCTGATGCTTTACCAAAGACATTAGCGTTTGCAAAAGAATTGAGAGGTCACGTATCTAACGTCAAGGTGTTACGCTTGACAGATGACCTGAAGTACCGTAACAAAGAGGACATGGACAATTTAATTGAGATAGGAGATATAGATGGAATTATCACTGGTTAGAAGTTTGATGGATAAAGGGTTCTACGATGACCATCGTGGCGCACGTTGTCCTGACAGACTGTTCAGCAAAGATGTACGCAGGATAAAGCAGACAGTTGATACTGCTATGCAGCGTTACGAGCGTACCGTAACACCTGATGAGGTTGAGGCATTGTTCATGTCTAACAACCCGACACTGACTACTGCACAGAAGCAAGCATACTCTTCTCTCTTTCACAACATTAAGAAAGAGACACCGCTAGGTGGTGACATTGCAGGTGAGGTATTGTCTAAGTTGTTTCAGCAAGTGGTTGGAGAAGACATTGCCAACCTTGGTTTTGATTATGTTAATGGTGACAAGGCTACACTAGAACCTCTACGCAATCTGCTTGAGCAGTACAGTGATGACTTTACCCCTGATTTAAAGGTTGAGTGGGATGACATCGACATGGACACACTGATGTCCAAGGCTGACCTTGAGGCACGATGGACATTCAATATCCCTAGCCTGACACGCAAGGTGGAAGGGGTAAACGCTGGTCACTTGATTGAGATTGGCGCTAGACCAAACACAGGCAAGACATCCTTTCATGCCAGCTTAATTGCCAGCCCGTCCGGTTTTGCACATCAGGGTGCTAACTGCATTGTGCTGTGTAACGAAGAAGGTTATCACCGTGTGGGTGCAAGATATCTAACTGCCGCTACAGGTATGACTATGCAGGAGATAAAGAAGAACCCAAGCAAGGCACGTGATTTGTATCAGCCTGTTAAGGAACGCATCAAGATTAAGGATGCTACTGGTCGTGACATGGCATGGGTAGAGTCTATCTGCAAGACATACAAGCCAGACATTGTACTGCTTGATATGGGTGACAAGTTTGCCAAGGGTGGATATGCAAGACAAGATGAGGCATTGAAAGCTAACGCTGTTCATGCCCGTCAGATTGCAAAGGAACATGAGTGTGCTGTATTCTATATGTCTCAGCTATCAGCAGAGGCAGAGGGTAAGGTACTACTCAATCAGTCCATGATGGAAGGTTCACGCACAGGCAAGGCAGCAGAGGCTGACCTAATGGTATTGATTGCCAAGAATCCTGTTGTTGATGGGCAGG